TCTGATGGACGCGGGCGCGATGGATCGCCGCCTAGCGATCCTGCAACCTACGGAAACGACCAATAGCTCTAACGAGGCTGTTCAGACGTTCGCGGTGCTGACGACGGTATGGGCCGAAAAGCACGACATCAGCGACGGCGAGAAGCTGCGAGCGCAGGAGGTCGGGTCTTCTATCACGACGCGCTTTCGCATCCGGTGGTCTGAGGCGCTGTCAGCCATGACGCCGAAGTGGCGGGTTCGGCTGAAGGGCCGCACGACCGCGCAAGATCGGGACTTTGAAGTCACCGGCCTGAAAGAGATTAACCGCCGCGAGGGTCTGGAGATCACCGCGACCGCGAGGACCGATCAGGTCAAGCTCTACGAATAGGCGACGCCATGAAGATTTGCATGACCACGGACCTGATGGGGCCGGAAGAGACCCTGCGCGCTGGCGAGGAGTACGAACTGGCCGACCATCGGGGCGTCAGCCTTGTGAACGCCGGTTATGCGGTGGCGGTGCATCCGCCGTCCGAAGATGACGAAGCGCCGGGCGAGGTGGTCGAGGCGGCTCCGGTGGATCCGACGCCCGACCCGGAACCCGAGACCCCGGCTGAAGACGAAACCCCTCCCCAGGCCCGCCGCTTCAAGCCGCAAGCCTGACCCCTACATCACGAAGGATATAACCGATGGCTGATCTGAGCGTTACGGCTGCGAACTGCGTTCCGGGCGCCGATGCGCGCTATGTGTACGGCGTGGCCGGCGAGACCATCGCCGCCGGGAAGGCGGTCTATCTGGCCTCCGCGACGAACAAGTGGATGATGGCGGACGCCAACTCTGGCACCGCTGAAGCCCGCGACGCCAAGGCCATCGCGCTGACCGGCTCGTCGAATAACCAGCCGATCACAGTGCAGACGGCGGGAACCCTGACCCTCGGCGCCACGATGACGGCGGGAACGGTCTATTACCTGTCGGACACGCCGGGCGGCATCTGCCCGCTGGCTGACGTCGGCGCGGGCGAATACGTCGAGGTGATCGGCGTGGCGACGTCCACGACGGTCATGCAACTGATCCTGGCCTACTCCGGCGTCTCGCTCTGATGAAGTTCAAGGTCGAGGGGCTGCGCGAGTTGGACGCGGCCCTGATGACCATGAAGCAATCGACGGCGCGTGGCGTTGTTCGCCGCACGCTGTTGAACGCTGCCCAGCCTATCGCCGACGACGCGGCAGAGCGGGCGCCGCGAGACACGGGATACCTTGGCGATCACATCGACACCGGCATCCGCCTTTCGGGTCGCCAGCGCCGCGTTAGCAAGCGCGAAAGCGATGTGGAAGTGTTCGCCGGGGCGACGCGGGTAGATCAGTCCATCTTCGCCGAGTTCGGGACCATCGATCAGGCCCCGCAACCGTTCATGCGTCCAGCATGGGAAGCGGGCAAGCGGCAGGCCCTTGAAGACGTGAAGACCGGGCTCGCAGACGAGATCGCCAAGACGGCGGCGCGGGCGGCGAAACGAGCGGCGAGGGGCAAATGATAGACGCGCTCATCGCCTACCTGCTGGCCTATACCGCGATCACCACCCTGACCGGCCAGCGTATCCGGCCTGTCGTGCGTAAGCAGGGCGACGTCCCGCCTTGCATCGTCGTCGCCCCCATCACATCGCTGGGCAACTACTCCACGAACGCCCCAACGGACCTCTATGAAACCCGCGTGCAGATCGACTGCTACGGGCTGACGTTCAACCAGGCTGACACGCTGTCAAAGGCTGTTCGTCGCAGGCTGAACGGCCAGAAGTTCATTACCGGCGGCGTGGACTTCCAGGGGCTGTTTCTCACCTCGCTCCGCAACTCTTACGAGGCGGCGGACGCTGACCAACGTATCCACCGCGCGAGCATCGATTTTCGGGTCTGGCACTCAGAACCGAACGCCTAAACCGCCCTTTGGCAAGGCGATCCGCCCCGTCGTGATGACGCGGCCATCCCATAGATGGAGCCTACCCCATGGCCACTACTGCCATCGTCGGCAACGGCACGACGGTCCTTCTGGACAATGCCGCCGGAACCCCGACCTCCGTTGGCGAAGTCGTCGCCGTCACCCCCATCGCCGTCAGTGGCGGGACTGCTGATGCGACGCATCTGGGTTCGGGCGGCTGGCGCGACTTCATCGCCACGATCCGGGACGCGGGCGAGGGTTCGCTGACCCTGAACTGGATTCCGGGCGATGCCACGGACGTTCTGCTCCGCACCGCTGTCGGTGACGGTCTGGTCCGCACGCTGAAGGTCACGGCGCCCAACACGAAGTTCATTCAGTGCGAGTGCTTCGTGACCGCGTACGAGCCCGGCGAGATGACCCCTGACGGCAAGATGGAAGGCTCTATCTCCGTCAAGTTCACCGGCTCGCCGACCTACGGATAAGCAATCATGGCGAACTCTGTACGCGGCGAAGTCGCGTTTGAGGTCGAGGGCCGGGATTACAAGCTGGTCCTCGACTTCAACGCGCTCTGTGAGGTCGAGGACGTGCTTGGCGCGGACGGCATGGACCTTGCGCGACCGAAGGCCATCCGGGCCATCTTCTGGGCGGCCCTGCTTCGGCATCATCCAGACGTGACCGTGCAGGACGCGGGCGACCTGATCGGCGCGCTCGGCCTGGAGCGTGCTGGCGAGGTGGTCGCCGAGGCCATGAACCGCAGCGGCCTTGCGGGAGGTGACGGCCAAGCCGCCGCAAACCCTCAGAAGGTGGCGGCGCGGGCTTCGACTTCGAGGAAGCGTTAGGGCTCTGGATCGAGCTTGGCGGGGATGTGGATGCCTTCTGGCGTCAGACGCCCCGCCGCTTCCGCCACTGGCTGGACAGCCGCCTGAAAGCCGCCGTCGCCGACCATCGCCACAAAGCGTGGATGGTCTGGACCGGCGAGCAACTGGCGCGGGTCAAGACGCTCCCTGCGTTTGAGCGGTTCGTCGGGAAAGACCCGATGAAGAAGAAACAAACCCCCGAGGAAATGATGGCAATTCTGTCTGAACTCGTGGGCGGACCACCGGAGGCGCAAGCATGACGAACGCAGTCATCGGCGCGCTCCGTGTGGTCCTGGGGGCCGATACGGCAGCCTTTGAAAAGGGCCTCGACGGCGCGCAACGCACGCTCAACCGCTTCAATAAGGACATGCAGAAGCTGTCCGCGAAGTTTACGAGCGTCGGGCAATCGCTGACCCTTGGACTGACGGCGCCCATTGCGGCGTTCGGCGTGGCCTCGGTCATGGCGGCGCAACAGTCTGCGGATGCGTTCGCCCAGGTTGAGGCCGCGCTCAAGTCGATGGGCGGGGCAAGCGGCAAGACGGCGGCTGAATTGCAGGCGTCTGCCAAGTCGCTGCAAGACATGGCGGCCATCGACGACGACGAGATTCTCCGCAAGGTCACGGCCAACCTGCTGACGTTCGGCAAGATCGCCGGGCCGACGTTTGACCGGGCGCAAGTGGCGATTGTCGATCTGTCGGTGCGGATGAAGACCGACCTTCAGTCGGCGGCTCTGCTGGTCGGCAAGGCGCTAAACGACCCGATCAAGGGCCTGACCGCGATGGGCCGGGCTGGCATCCAGTTTACGGCGGACCAGAAGACGCTCATCAAGTCGCTGGTTGATACCGGGCGGACGGCGGAAGCGCAGGCCATCATCCTTGGCGAACTTGAACGCCAATTTGGCGGATCGGCCAAGGCGGCGGCAGACGCCAACCCCTACGCCCGCCTTCAGATCGCGTTCGGTGAGTTGTCTGAAGTCATCGGCGAGAAGCTGATTCCGATCATTACGCCGATGGTCGATAAGCTGACCGGCCTCCTGCAAGGCTTCGACAAGCTGTCGCCGACCATGCAGAACTTCGTCGTCATCGGCGGCGCAATCGCGGCGGCTATCGGCCCGGTCCTGATCGGCGTCGGGATGCTGATCTCGGCTGTTGGCACCATTGCCGGTCTTCTCGCCGGTCCCGCCGTCGCGGCGCTGGTCGCGTTCCTGGCGCCGTTCGCCCCGGTCATCCTCGCGGTCGGCGCGCTGGTCGCGGTGTTCGTCCTGTTCCGCAAGCAGATCATGCCGGTGCTGGAGGAGTGGGGCCAGACGGTCGCCGAAGTCCTGGGGCCGAAGATGGCCCCGCTGATCGAGGCGGCCAAGGCGCTGTTTTCTGCCTTGGGGGCCACGCTGGTCGGGCTGTTCGGCAAGGGCGGTTCGCTTGAAGGCCCGATGCAATTCTTCCTCGACATCGCGACGCGCGTTTTCAATGGCGTGGTATCGATTGTCGGGACGCAGATCGACGTCCTTACCGACATCCTGAACGCGCTGGCGGCCCTGTTCCGGGGCGACTTCTCGGCCATGTTCGGCTACCTGAAAGACGCTGCGGTAACGATGGCCGCGGGCATCGTGCGCGCGTTCGCCGCCATGTTCCCCGATGTGATTTCGTGGGTGCAGAAGACGTGGCAGGGCGTCAAGACGTGGCTGGTGGACAAGTTCACCGACGTCGTAAAGGCGGTGCAGCAGAAGATCGCCGCCGTCACCGGGTTCTTCAAAGACATGTGGGACGCGGTGGTCGGGCACTCCTACGTCCCCGACATGGTGGACGGCATCCGCGACCACTTCGCCCGGCTTGACAAAGAGATGGTCAAGCCCGCGCTGGAGGCTACTCGCAAGGTCGAGGAAGCCTTTGCGCGGATGCACGCGAGCGTCGATGTTCCGCTCCCCGGCAGCAAACAAAACGCGCGCGGACCCAATGCGCCGGCCAACGATCCTGGCCACGACGGCGCATCGCCCAACCTCACGGTTTGGGGCGGCAAGGTCATGTCCCCGGAAGCCGTTGAGCGGATGCGCGAACAGTTTGTCTCGTTCGGCCACAGCTTCACCGATGCGGTACGCGCGGGCAGGCTCAAGGACTTCTTCGCCGACATCGCTAACCGCTTCGTGGATAAGCTGGTCAACGACGGCCTGAACGCGATCTTTGACGCGATCGGCAAGACGGGCGGCGGCGGTGGTGGCGGCGGCTGGATCGCGGCGATTGCCTCGGTGTTTGGCGGCGGCAAGGCTCCAGGCTTTGCAACCGGCGGGTCGTTCACGGTCGGCGGATCGGGCGGGACTGATAGTCAACTCATGCGGTTTTGGGCGACGCCCGGCGAGATGGTCAACGTGTCGCACGGCGATCCGGCCAACGACCGTGGCGGGCGAAGCACGAACGTCTTTGACATGCGCGGCGCGGTGGTCACGCAAGACCTGCTGAACCAGATGAACCAGATTGCGGCCCAAGGTGACGCCCAAGTCATCGGCGCCATCGCCCGCGAGAAGCAGCGCGGCGACAAGGCCAGCCGCTACACGGTGGCGAGGGCGCGGCGATGAGCGTTACCCTCCCCACCTCGCCGCAACCCCGCTCCATCACGCCCCGGCTGGTCACGGTTCGGGCTGACCTTCGCCCGGCGTTTGGCGGGGCTACGCAGCGGATCGCGCGGGCGGGCTCCCATTGGGCGTTCGACGTTGAAATGCCGCCCATGACCGCCGCTGACGCGCTGGAGTGGGTCAACATCCTGCACGAGACGGACACCTGCATCCTTCAGCTACCGGAACCGGGCATCACCATCGGCTCGCCGGGAACGCCGCTGGTTAACGGGGGATCGCAGACCGGCTCCTCGCTCATTACCGATGCCTGGGGGGCAAGCTACGCCATCCCCAAGGGCAAGTTCGTCGGCGTGTCGGTGTCGGGGCTTCAGTACCTGTACCAGACCACGACGGCGGTGACGGCGAGCGGGGGAGGTGCGGCGACGCTGGCCCTTCGCCCGATGCTTCGCGCGTCCCCGGCTGACAATGCGGCGCTGATTATCAACCCGGCCACGGTCGAGGGGTTCGTTACCCTTAGCGACGGGTCGATGAACATCAGCGTCAACCGTCTGGTCGAGGGCTTCACGTTCACGATTGAGGAGCGGCGTTAGTGGACGCCACCCTTAAAACCGAGTTTGAGGCGGCGGGCCTTACCACCTTTACCGCTGTGTCCATCGCGCTGTCAGGCGGGACGATCTACCTTGTCTCTGGCGGCGCTGACATCACCATCGCCTCGCAACTCTACACCGCCTACCACGCCACCTATGGCGCGCTTGGTGAGGTGGACATCATCAACGACGGCATCGACGGCCAGACCACGCGGGCGAGCATCACGCTTCACCCGCCATCGTCGGCGGCTATCGCGGCCCTGTCGGCGGTGGGTGAGCAAAGCGCGCGCGTCTACGTCTACCAGGGGGCGGTGAACACAGCGACCGGCGCCAGCATCGGCACGGTCGAGACGCTGTTTTGGGGTGAGCTGGATTACCCCAGCCTGTCCATCAGCGAGGCCGGTTACGCCCTGACGATGGAATGCGGGACCGAAGAGGCCCGGCTTCTGGAGCGAAACGAGGAGCGCAAGCTGGTCGATAGTTTCCATCAAGCCTGCTTCTCCGGTGAGCTTGGACTTGAGAAGGTCACGGCGCTGGTCCGCAAGGTCTACTGGCGTGCGTCCTCGCCGTCGAGCAGCGCGTCCAGCTTTGCGGGCAAGGGCATCAGCAACGCCATCAACCGCGCAATCCTGGCCGTCCTATGAGCGCGCCGATGGTCCTTCGCGGTCAGGCGGCGCAAGCCTGCATTGACCGGTTCAACGGAAAGCCGATGGCGTGGGGCAAGGTCGATTGCGCCAAGATCGCGGCGCATAACCTGCGACATCTTGGCATCGCAACTTCGCTCATGAAGGGCGCGGTCTACGCTTCGGAGATGGGCGCGGCGAAGGAGTTGCGGGCGCGGGGCTTCAAGGGGCTCGGCGACGCAATGGACGCAATCGACCGGGTGTTCCGCATTCCGCCTGCAATGGCGACTACGGGCGATGTGATCGGGCTGGCCTGTGACGGCTCGCTTTGGGATATGGCGCTCGTGGTCGTGGTCGGGAATGGGCGGGTTCTCGGGATCAAAGACGGGCTTTGCGGTGTGATGCAGCCCGACTTGAACCATGCGGTCGCGGCGTGGAGGTGTAATCCGTGGCGGAGGTAGCGGCAGCGGCGGCGGCATTCATCATAGGCGCCACGGGGGCGGGCGCCACGGCGGCGGCTATCATCACCGTTGCCGCCAACATTGCGGTTGCCGTGGCAACGCAGGCCATCATCTCGGCTGTTACGCAGGCCATCACAAAGCCGGAAGTTGCCGCTGCGGAGGGGCGCCCTACCGAATGGGCGGCGGACCCTAACGCGGCAATCCCGTTCGTCATGGGCCGTCGTGGCGTGTCGGGCATCATCGTCCACCGCGACACCTACGGCGGCAATAACAAGTACCTGGCGAACGTCACCGTCTACAGCGGCGGCGGGCCGATCAACGCTTATGGCGACTTCCTCGTGGACGGCGTAGCGGCGACCTTCACGGGCGAGGCCATGAACGGCTCCCCGGCCAACCGCCTCTATCGCCAGACCAAGCTTGGCGCCCAGCCCGATACCGCGCTCACCTCGCCGACTGTCTCGCCGTCCGCATCGCTGAGTGACTGGGGGGCTAATCACAAGCTGTCCGGTTACGCCTGTTCCATGATTACGCTGCAACAGGATGGGGACTTCAAATACTGGCCGGCAGGTATCCCGAGGACGTTGCAGGTCGTCGAGGGGGTCAAGTCATGGGACCCCCGGCTGGACAGCACATGGCCGGGCGGGTCGGGCTCCTGTCGTCTGGCGACGCCTTCAACCTGGGTGTATTCGACCAACCCGATCATCAACGCCCTGAAGTGGGCGCTTGGCATCAAGCATAACGGCGTGATGGTCGGCGGGATCGGCGCGTCGGTTGATGGCATCGATGTTGCGGCCTTCATCGACGCGGCCAACATCGCCGACACGAACGGCTGGACGGTCTCGGCGGTCGCCTATTCTGACGCCCCAACCGGCGACGATAAGTATCAAGTGCTTGAGGCGCTGTTGCAGGCTGGCGGGGCTGTTCCCTCGCGCAAGGCCGGTAAGATCAGTTGCGTTTCGCGGGCTGCTTCGCCCTCGTCGGTCGTCACCATCACGGCGGCGGATACGGCGGGGCCGTTTGACTTCCGGGCCGGGTCTCCCCGCGAAGGGCGCATCAACACCATCATCCCCCGCTGCGTTCAGGAAGCGCACGAGTGGGAAATGGTGGACCTTGAGCCGGTGATCGGCTCCACCTACGTCACCGAGGACGGCGGGGCCACGCGGTCCAGAGGCGCGACCTACGCCTATGTCTCCGACGCTGACCAAGCCGCCCAGCTTGCAGCTTATGATATCGCCGACAGCCGCGAAGGCATCACCGGCACGATTACGCTAAAGCCCTATCTCCGCGACCTGGAGCCGGGCGACGCCTTCACCATCAACGAAGACGGCTTTGCGCTGACGTCTCAGAAGTGCCTCGTCCTGTCGCGGTCCTATGACCCGGCGCGGGACGTGGTGACTGTGACGTTCAGGAGCGAGACGGCGGCGAAACATGCGTGGGCGCTGGGTATCACGGGCGTCTCGCCGACCAACCCGACGCTTGGCACGACTGACCCCTCTATCACCCCCACGCCTTCGGGTTCCGATTGGACGCTGACGGCTGGCACAGGTGAGACGCCTTCGATTGTCCTCGCGGGCGCCATCTCGACAAGCGTTCTGGTTAGCCGGATCGTCGTTGAATACCGGGTCGATGGTGCGTCGGACTGGATTGCTTTCGGCGAGTTCGCGCCGGGGACGACTGACGTTGAGGTCACGGGCCTGCTAGGCGCGACGGCCTATGAAATGGCGGTCAGCTATCGCAACGTCTTCAACGCGCTTGGGTCGCGGCTGGAGCTTGGCCCGGTCACGACCGGCAACGTGACGTTCACGAACCAAGGCGACCTTGCCACGCTGGACGATGTGACGTTCGGGG